AGATATTGGAAAAATTTCTGGTTCTTCAACACCGTACATTGTGTTGGAAGAACCTAATTATCAGTTCGTAAAAGAAACATTCTTGGAAAAATACAATAACGATATTCGCAGATTTAAAAACATAATTGCAATGTACGAAAATAAGATAGCTGCGGTTGAGAATTACAAGGAGGACGCAAAATGTTAATCAGAAGTCAGAATAAGGAAGTTTTAGTTGCATTTGAATTTTTACCCGATATCGAAGTTTCGGGTGGAGTAATAAGCGCAAGAAGAGATATGGGATGGTGTTGCTTACTCGGAGAATATTCCACCAAAGCAAAAGCCATAAAGGTACTGGATATGATTCAGGAAGCATATTGTAAATTTATGTCGGTAAAAAACGATGATGCTTGGAACGGAAAAGAATCCGTGTTTTATATGCCAGTGGATAGCGAGGTGGAAGCATGATTACATTCTTATTAGGATTCACCCTTGGAACCATATTTGGAGTGGTTGGTCTTGCATGTGTGGCGATCATGTACGACAAGCACCACTCAGACAAATAGAAAGGAGAATGGTATGCTGACAAGGGACAAGAAACTGAAAGACTACGGTATTCCAACAGAGGACATTGAAAAACTGAATACGATGCTGAAAGACTTTCCGGCAGAGTACGGATACCTGCTTACCAGCGCCGCCTTGTCAGCTTGCCCTAAGAACACGGTGATAGCGGATATGGTTGTTGAGAATATCTTGCACCGGAAAAGTTACAGGAAAATCAGCAAAGAAAGATATATCCCAATGAACCCGAAGGATTTCTACGGATACAGGCGCAAGACCGTCGCTGTACTGTATGAGCGGATGAGGTTGTTGGGAGTGTGGGAGGAATAAAAATGCGGTTAATTGATGCAGACAAAATAATTGATTCTCTTGGAGGTTCGGATATGGATTTTGCAATAGGTGCAGTTATTGACGAGCAGCCGACGGCTTTTGATGTGGATAAGGTTGTTGAGCAGTTAAAAGAATTAAAAATGAGATACTTCCTAACAATTGCAAATACAGGCGATGCAGATAAAGATTGTGCTTACAAAAATATTGCAAATACAATTGATAAAGCTGTTGAAATTGTAAAAGGTGGTGGAGTTGAATGAGAGAAAACCTTTTCAAGGCAAAGCGGAAAGATAACGGCGAATGGATAGAAGGATATTACATGGAATGCAGGGGTGAAACATTTATCGGCATTGATACATCCAGTATGTTTGAGATTTTTTGCCCTCCTGTAATTAGATGGTTTAAAGTTCGCCCAGAAACCCTCTGCCAGTTCACAGGACTTTGCGACAAGAATGGGAAGAAAATTTGGGAAAATGATATTCTGATGGCACACTTGGACGAATCCTACCCAGAGGATGCGGCATATGAAACCGTTGAATGGAACGTTGCCGGATGGGTAGGAAACGAAACTGGTAGCACGGCTAGAGAATATCTTGGTGAGTTTGATCTTGAACATTATGAAGTGGTTGGAAACATTTTCGACAATAAAGAACTATTACAGGAGGAACACAAATGAGTAGTGCAAGTTCAATATTCGGAACAAAAGCATATGTATGCGCAAGGTACTTCCTTAGACCGGGAAAGTGCTTCAAATACATCGACCAACGCGGCGAGGATGCCACAGAACACGTCTACGAGGTTATGACGTTATATCCATATTGTGCATTATTAAGAGATACCAGAAATGGAGTCAGAACTTGTCCGGGATATAACACTTTGAGCCTGATGCTGAGAGGAAGTGAAACGTATGAGTAAAGGCAAAGATATTTCTACTATGTTCACAAGAGAAGAAAATAAAAAGAACGGAAGACTTAGCAGAGAGAAGAAAGATGTTATCAGTCCTGCGCAGTACGGAGCATTCCTGCAGAAAAGAGGTAGGAGAAAATGAATAAATCAGTGTTAGTGATGAATACACCAGAGAATTGCTATGATTGCCCGTTCGGAACTGCATACTGTGGCGAACTTGAATATGTAGGCTATTGTGAATTAGCTGACTGTTTAGATTATGATGTAATTCTGATGACAGAAGAACATTATGATTGCGAAAGCAAATCAAGACCTGAATGGTGTCCATTGAAGCCGCTGCCTGAGAAAAAAGAGTATATTGTTCCAATTGACAATGTAGAATCACAAAAAGATATTATTGCGGTCGGTTGGAATGCCTGCTTGAAAGAAATTACAGAAACAAGCGATAAAAACGAGCGATAAAAGCAAGCGATAAGGAGAGGTGAAGTAGATGGAGAGATTAACAGAAAGAGAAAGAAATGTTGATGGTACAGGAGTTGCAAAAGAAGAAATTACGGATGGATTATTAAAACCGTTTGCGGATAAAATTCTTACGAAACTTGCTGTTTATGAAGACTTAGAAGAACAGGGATTGCTTGTGAGATTGCCAGATGATTTGAAGAAAAAAGTATATCGAATAACTTATGAATATACAGAGTGCAGTAATTTTGGCGAAACAAAAAATAATTGCGAAAATTATAACTGCAACCGTGACTGCGATAGCCAAAAAAGATTCTATATCGTAGAGAACAGATTAGAGTTTATGCTTTTTTGCAATTATTATCATGAACTTGGTAAAACCGTATTCCTCACCCGTGAAGAAGCTAAGAAGAAGTTGGAGGAGATTCAAAATGAATAAATGTTGTGCTAGTCAAGATGGTATATGTAGAAACTATATCTTATTCGGTGCTAAATGCGATGGATATAAAGAAAGATGCACACTGAGACCATGTTATGAAAACCTCGAAAAGGTGGCAAAAGGTTGTCAGCATAATTTGAGAAAAATGTTTGGAGTGGAGGAGTGATAACTATGTCAAACAAACCTGCACCAGACATAACGCTAAACCTTGCTATATCAGCATACCACGTACTACAGCAATATTGTACTGGACAGCCAGCGGATTGCAAAGGCTGCGGATTCTACGAACACTGTCCAGAATGTTTTCGAGGCATGCCATGTGACTGGAACTTGAATGAAGAAGGTGAAATAAATGAAGATGAGAAATGCGACGTTGATTGATTACGGAGTGCCGCCGGACGATATACCAACATTACAAAGTCACTTGCGGAATCTTAGCGAAAGCGATAAATACAATCTGCTGCAGGTATCTATCAAATATGCACCCGGAATCGAATCACAAATCTATGACAGCATCGTGAACAGCATCGGCTATCGGACAATGGAGAAGATCAGAACGGTTCCTGCAACGGAGACTGACTTCTACGGTTATAAACGTAAGGTCATGGCGGAATACTATCATCTGGCCAAATTGATTGGCAGACTTTAAAAAAACTTAAAAAATTATAAAAGTGGTAGAGAGCTACGTACGCCCTAGTATGGTATTATAGTATATATAACTATAACTATGCTAGGGTGTTTTATGTTTGGAGGTGAGAATGTGGGAATGCCAATGGGAAAACCGCCCATGTATAAAACGGTGGATGAAATTGAAAAAAAAATCGAAAAATATTTTGAGGATTGTAAAGGATATCCTTTGACTGATAGCAAAGGCAAGCAGGTATTTAATAAATTTGGCTCACCAGTTTTTGCAGACGTTCATCCTCCAACGATTACAGGATTGGCATTGGCACTTGGATTTGCAAGCAGACAGGCGCTTTTGAATTATCAAACAAAACCAGAGTTTAATGACACGATTACGCGCGCGAAAGCCAGAGTAGAACAGTACGCAGAGGAAAGGCTATTTGATCGTGATGGTTCAAATGGCGCTCAGTTCAGCTTGAGAAATAATTTTAAGGGATGGGATGCTGATAAGAAAAATGATGATTCTGGAGATGGAAAGATTACGATTGTGAATAACATTCCAAGGCCGGAGAAACAGAATGAATGAGAATCCGATTAATCTGGATGAAATTATAGCTCCTGCCTTTTACAATGTGTTCTGGGACATTTTGGACGGAAAACACACCTATTATGATTTGTATGGTGGGCGCGGATCTACTAAATCATCTTTTGTAGGTGTAATGATTCCTTTCCTGATGATGCAGGACGCAGAGAACGGTATAATGTCAAATGCTGTTATCTTCCGTAAAGTTGGAAACACACTTCGAGAATCCGTTTATGAACAGATAGCATGGGGAATTGACGCACTCGGAGTCAATGAACTATGGGACACCAGTGTAAGCCCTATGCAGTACACTTATAAGCCTACTGGACAGAAAATCATATTCAGAGGACTGGACAAGGCAAAAAAGACTAAATCTATTAAAGCAAGCAAGGGATATTTCAAGTATCTCTGGTTCGAGGAACTTGACGAATTTTCGGGCATTGAAGAAATTCGTACAGTGCAGCAGTCAGTCCTTCGAGGCGGCAGTAAGTTTGTTGTATTTAAGACATTCAATCCGCCAATTAGCCGGAGTAACTGGGCGAATGTGTATGTAGAAGAGCCACGAGACGACAGCTACAGGCATAAGAGCGATTACAGATCAGTTCCTGTTGAATGGCTTGGACAGCAATTTATTGATGATGCGGAGCATTTGAGAAAGACAAATCAGAGAGCTTACGACCATGAATATTTAGGACTTCCGGTTGGACTTGGAACAAATATTTTTGAGCTGTTGGAGATTCGGACAATAACAGATGAAGAGATTCAGAAGTATCAAAGCATTTACCAGGGACAGGACTGGGGGTGGTATCCAGATCCTAAAGCATTTCTCCGTGTAGCTTATGTCCCTAATCAGGAAAAAGTTTTTTTATTAGACGAACTTGGAGGTCCCAAGATAAGAAACAAGGAAATGGCTAACCAGATAAAGAAAAAAGGATATGATGATTATTCAATATCTTGCGGAGTTGATGAAGAAGAAAGCATTATTGACTTCCGAGATGCAGGGCTTCCAGCACGTAGGGCCATTGTTACACCGGGAAGCCGCAAATATACTTTTGAGTGGTTACAGTGCCGAACATTAGTTATTGATCCGGCACGAACGCCTAGAGCATACAAGGAAATTATCAATTACGAGCATGAAGTAGATAACAATGGAGAAGTGATTGCAGATTATCCAGATGGCAACGATCATTATATAGACGCCCTTAGATACGCCACAAGTCCATTGTCGATGAGAAGAGGACATAGTGCATAATGAGTAAAATAGGAATAGAACTACCGAAAGAGTATTCGGACAGATTTGACAAATTACGCCAGAATCGAGTAGAAGTCAGCTTTTACAAATATGGCACAGCAGCAGACAACTTTGGAATGAAATTAGTAGATGCACTTGAATCACACGATATGTGCATTAAAAAATATAAAGAAACTGGAAACACAGAATATCTTTGCGATGCAGCAAATTATCTCATGTTTGAATTTATGTATCCACAGATTCCGAATGCATTTTTCAAAGCAACAGATAGCGGAGAGAGTGCCGGAGTTGCCGGAACACCAATAAATCAGCTAAAAGAAAAATGGTGACTAAATGGGACTTATAACAACACTAAAAAGGTGGTTTAACATGATATTCAAAAAACAAGCCGAAGAGGACTTTAACATCCAGGCGGCAGAATTTCCAGAAATGGAATCACTGATTAACCGGTGCGCGAACATCTATAGGGGAGTACCGGAATGGCTAGATGACAAGAATAACATCAAGACGATTAATTTCGCGAAATCCGTCTGCTCAGAAACAGCACGGCTCGCAACGCTGGCAATCGGCATTCAGATAGACGGTTCCGCAAGGGCTACATGGCTACAGGAGCAAATAGATAAAGTATATTTCCAGATTCGGCACTGGGTGGAATATGGATGCGCTTACGGAACCGTGTTCATTAAGCCGAATGGCGAGAGCCTTGACGTATTTACTCCGGCAGATGTGATGATTGTAGATTACGATAATCAGGAAATCAAAGGGATTATATTCAAGGACTCTTATACTGTTGGTAGAAAATACTATACACGGCTTGAATATCATAGATTTGTTGAGACAACAGTGAACGGCGTAACGGCCTACCCGTACTACGTTTCTAACAGAGCCTATGTATCAAAATCCCCTCAGTCAATCGGCGATAAAATCGACCTTAAACAGACCAAATGGGCTGACCTAATGGCAGATACGCCGCCGATACTCAAGGCAAACGGCGAGAAGTTGGACGGACCTCTGTGCGGAGTACTGCGGACACCGCAGGCAAATAACGTGGATATTAACGCACCATTGGGCTTGCCAATATTTGCCGAAGCCATTGAAGAGTTAAAAGACCTCGATATTGCATACAGCAGAAATGCCGGAGAGATATTTGATTCTCAGAAGATAGTTCTGGCAGATGATAGACTGCTGATGCCAAGCGGCGCGCCTGTATCAGCCATGTCGCCACAGGGCATGGAGAACAGACGTAATGAGATGAGCTTACCGCATTTTGTCAAGAATGTATTCGGACAGGACGAAAAAGAGTTCTATCAAGAAATCAATCCACAGCTCAACACAGATACCCGTATAAGTGGCATAAATGCCCTTTTAAGCCAGTTAGGGTACAAGATTGGATTTTCTAACGGATACTTTGTTTTTAACGAATCTAGCGGCATTCAGACAGCTACGGGAGTAGAAGCGGAACAGCAGAGGACAGTCCAATTCATCAAAGATGTGAGGGATAAGTTAGAGTCTTGCCTAGATGAAGTTATTTACGCATTGAACGTCTACGCCGACCTGTACGGACTTGCACCGGTTGGGGCTTATGAAGTCAATTATGATTTTGGAGACATTCTGTATGTGCGCGAAAACGACCGTGCAAGATGGTGGCAGTATGTGACTACAAATAAAGTACCGGCTTGGATGTATTTCGTGAAATTCGAGGGAATGACTGAGGAAGAAGCTAAGGCGATGGTCAAAGAAGCTCAGCCAGACGAACCAACATTATTTGGAGAGGAGTAAAAAGATGGCAGATAATCCAGTGACAAGAGAAGAAAAGTATCTTGCGTACTTGACAGGTGATTACACGGGAGAAATCCCGAAGCCAATTACGAGAAAAGAAAAGTATTTATACGAATTATGTTTGAAAGGAATAGGCGGTGAGATTTCGCCGGAAGAAATCAAGAATGCAGTAAATGAGTATCTCGAAAAGAATCCAGTTCTCCCAGGTGCCACGACAGAACAGGCACAGCAGATTGATCAGAACAAGACAGACGTTGCTGCATTGAAGGAAGAAACTGGTTCGTTAAAGGAAAATATAACTTATGTAACAGAAACAATATATGGCGACAAATTTTTAAAAACACTTGAGACTGTCAAAACCGAATTATACTATGCAAAGCATACTTGGTTCATTCCACTTAATTTATATAGCCAAGGTGACACAATGTTGTTTTATTTCCCGACACTATCAGATGGCTCGTATCAAACATATTTATGTGACGAAAGCAAGGTTGCCGTACAGAATATTACTGTTGCAGTCAAAGATCATTATAGTACAGTTGAATATCCTAAGTTTGGAAAAAAATATGCATATCTCCGTATGTATGCGGAAAAAACGACGGATGTATGTTATATAAAAAAAATGAGTTTAACAATATTAAGTGTTATTGATGGGTTTACACAAAAAAATATACATTCATTGCTTGTTGACAATACCGGGAATACAGACGTGTCTAGGGATGTGCAAATGCTTATAAATAAATTGGAAGCGGACGATGTTGAGATTTATTTCCCAAAAGGAAAGTATCTCTTTTCTAATACTATCAATCATAAAAAAGGAAATGTGACTTTTAGATGTGCAGATGGTGTAGAAATGATTATTAATTCCAGTCCGGTTTATACAACATTTAACATATCTGGGGCGGATATTCCACCTTATTCTTTAGGCACATTTAAAATAATCGGCGGTCATTGGACAACTACAAGACCTTTTGATGTTTCTGGAGACAGTATAAGCACAGGTTTTCAATTAACAAAAATGGGTGGCGTGACTATTATAAATGCTACTTTTGACGAATTAATGCAGAGTAATCACCTATTTGATATATCAGGAACAAAAAATATATTAATACAAGGATGTACATTCAGAGGTACATTTTTTAATCCATCACAAAAACCGAATAGGGACGGAAACTTTGAAATGATACAAATAGACCTAGCAAGTGGAATTAATTTATCTATTTGCACCGAAAACGGGCATAACGAGTGTACAAAAAATGTTGTTATAAAAGATTGCGTGTTTGAATCAAGTGGCAAAGATAATTGTTATTTATACAGACCAGTAGGAATACATTTTGGTGGAACTTTGATTAATAATGTGGTTGACTGGTACGATAATATAAAAATCGAAAACAACATTTTCCACAATGTTTTAGGACGGGCGATAGAAGTTTCTTGTGCAAGAAATGTATCAGTAAAGGGGAATATTTTCAAACAGGAGACGGAAATAATTGATGGAATAATAAAATGTGGAAGTGTAAGATGGGGTAATACTGCTACATGGGCAACGTTTAACGGTATTTCTGATAAACAACGATATAATTGTATGAATATCAGTATTCTCGATAATATTCTTAGTTGTAGTGTAGATTCTGACGAAATGTTTATAGATGCGTTCCCAGTATTAGATACATCTAGTATGTATGTTAATTCGTCTGGTAGTCCTTTAACAAAAATGGCAAAGAATGTAACTATCAAAGGCAATACTGGTGATTTGAATATAAGAGCCAATAATATCCATATGTTGAGCATCAATAATAATGATGTTCCAAATGTGTATGTTGACAACAACAGTTAATTAACTAAAGGCGAATTTAGTTAACCAGTAAAATTCGAAACATGTACCACAACATTTATTGAAAGAGGTGATATACTATGCTTAGTCCAGAATATTTGCACCGGATAACAGAGGGCAGTGAACAGATTGCTGAAGAACTGCATCAGTATATCATCTCTGAGATTGTGTCACGGATGATGGCAAGAATCGGCAGAGGTTATATTCTAACCAATGCTGATGCGTGGAGAATCAGAACGCTACAGGAATCCGGTGAACTACTAGAGGACATTCTGGCAGAATTATCCAAATATACCAAACGCGAACAACAGGAACTTCTTGAAGCGTTTGAAGATGCCGGAATCACTGCAATGAATTACGATGATAAGATATACAAGGCGGCAGGATTAAGCCCTGTACCGCTCGAACAGTCGCCAGCTATGATAAGACTCATGGAGCGAAATATGCTTGCGACTATGGGAGAGTGGAAGAACTTTACACGAACAACTGCAAGTGCCGCTCAGAGGCTCTATATTGAGCAATGTGACCTTGCATATAACCATGTGATGACTGGAGCAGTTGGGTATACGCAAGCGATTAGAGAAGCAGTTAACAATGTTGTAAGCAATGGCGTTACAGTAACATATCCATCCGGCAGAAAAGATACAATTGAAACAGCGGTTGCGCGCTCTGTCAGAACCGGTGTGGCTCAGGCTACGGGAGATATATCCCTAAAACGCATGGAAGAAATGGATTGGGATTTAGTTCTGGTCAGTGCACACATCGGAGCGAGAACAGGTGACGGCGGTGAGAATCCAGGCAATCACTCATGGTGGCAAGGAAAGATATACTCTCGTTCTGGCAAGAGCAAGAAATTTCCGCCGTTCTCATTGACCGGATATGGAACGGCAAGCGGACTATCAGGAGTTAACTGTCGGCATAGCTTTGGGGCAAGTGACGGGGAATTTAATCCTTATGCAGAACTATCAGCACAGGATAAAGCCGATAAGGGAAAACAGTACGAAAAAGAACAGCGGCAACGTACTTACGAGCGAAGAATCCGCAAAACAAAGCGTGAGGTTCTTGGACTGCAAGCAGGAGTCGATAATGCACCGAATGAAAAGGCGAAATTCGCCCTCCAACAAGACCTTGACCGGAAGTCTTATCTTTTGCAGAAACAAAATACTGCATATAAAGATTACTGCAAGCAGAACGACTTGAGAGAACTGCAAGACCGGCTCATGATTGCTAAGTGGAACCGTCAGAACGCTGCTAAAGCCAGAGGAGCGGCAAAACGTTATAAAACAGCAAAGGGGATTGACTGATGGATAGATGGGAATATTTCAATCCAAATCCTGTTAAGGATAAGAGAACAGGAGATTGCGTTGTCCGGGCAATATGTAAAGCAACTGGCTTCGACTGGGAAACAGTATTCGCCGGATTAATGATACAGGCGTGTGCTCTGTCAGATATGCCAAGTGCAAATTATGTCTGGGGCGCGTACCTTTATAAGCATGGATACAGGCGCAAACTGATAGAACAGTCAGAGCGATATATCTATACAGTCAATGACTTTTGTACAGACCATCCGACAGGTACATATATTCTCTGCATAGATGGCCATGTAGTGACAGTACAAGAGGGAAAATATTTTGATACATGGAATAGCGGTAATGAGATCCCAGTATATTACTGGGAAAAGGAGTAACTAAATGAGCATATCAGAATTTGTACAAATATTCCTCTCTATCTGCGGAGGAGTGTCTATTATTGGAGGAGCGGCAGCCGTAATCTTTAAATGGATTACACCGGCGTTTCGACTTAATAAACGAGTAGAGACACTGGAAGAACATGATAGACGAGACTATGAAAGCCTTCGGAGAATCGCAGAACGAGATTCATTAATTCTGGAAGTGTTGTCGACCATGTTGGACAGCCAGATCAGTGGGCATAACGTCGAGGAATTAAAAAAAACAAAACAGAAGCTTACAAATTATCTTGCACAGAATCAGCGTTAGCATTAGTAAGGGGTATGCTCATGAAATTATATGTGTTCACAAAGAAAGATATAGACAGGTTCTTGGCAGAGTGTAATTTTACACCGGACGAAGAAAGACTGTTCCGGCTGAGATGTAAGGAATATACGCTTGAATATTGTGCTGAGAAAATGAACGTGAGCATATCTACGGCGAAACGATTAAGCCGGAGGGTGAATAATAAAATAATTAAAGTGTGTTAAAAATATGGAGAGGATATTTCTACCCTCTCCTTTTTTATTTCTCACAATCTTCCAAGACAGCTCGCTCTAACAGCTGTCTCACATAATCCGGACATTTGCTTTTTCCGGATTCCCAGTTTTCGAGCGTTCTAACCGGTATGTTGTACCTCCTTGAGAATTCTGCTCGGGATATCTTTAAGTGTTCACGCATTTCCATAGTGGACATATTTTCTTTTTGCTTCAGATCATCTTCCATAGATCCTTTTGTTTTGTAAGACATGAATCCTACCGCGGATGGGAAAATACGGGTATAACTGGTTTTGCCTTCGTCGATCCATGTAATGCTGACATACACCTTTGCACATAAATATGGCCATTCCGGACTTAATATAGTACCGTCCGCATATACACAAACATCACATTCTTCAGCAATAGAATTATCATATATGATACGATCGACTTCTTCTTTAAAGAATTTCGCACGGCAATAGGCCACGATATCGTCTAACTGGTATCCGTCGCATTCAGGTATAAAACTTTTGATCTGTTTTCGCTTGATCTCCCATAGATTCGTGCTATAATCTTTATCCATTTTAACGAGGCTGTCGACAAACCCACCGACAGGAGAGGGATTTAAGATTTTGTAAGCTACATCAAGTTCGGCTTCAGATTTTCCACAGCCTTTCTTGAAATCATGCATTAATTCATCCATCATGGATTCAAATTCAGATTGATTATATCTATACATACATTTCGTCCTCATTTCTATCAATGCTCTTTGACATATTTATGTATACGCTCATATAAATTCATTTCATTTCGGTTCGCCATTAATTCGCTTAAATCGTTTGAATCATAATTTGTAGAATATACGGCATAACTGCGATTTTTGATAAACCATGAAGCTTCTTTGATGTTGCTAAGAATCTCCATATCTTTAGCTCTTTTTTCTGCACGAGCAGGTCTGTCTTCGGCTTCGTATTTTCTAACGAGAGCAGATAAATATGAAATCATGTTTTTTCTTATATCTTCAGCCCATGCAATCTGTTTTGGACTTCCGACGAGTTCAACTAATTTTTGTTCCATTGTTTTCGCTTCCTCCCATGCTTTCTTAAGACCGGAGGATATAGTTAATGCTGACTTTTTAACCAGTTCCCATGCTCTTTTCATAATGTTTGATAAGTTATATTTTTTCATTTTGTTTTCCTCCGTTCCTTTGATGATTATATAATACCACCAATTTGGTGGTGTGTCAATACTTTTTCGATACTTTTTTGAACTTTTTAGATTGATACATCTATGCAAAAATATAATCAGAAAGGCGGTGCATAAGATGGCATTATATAACAATCCTTATCAATATAGTTTTGGTGTTCCGGGACAGATGAACCAGTTCCAGCAACAGCCTGTCCAGATGCCAGTTCAACCAGCGCAACAACCGCAACAGAATAACAATGGTATCCTGTGGGTATCTGGCGAAGTCGGTGCAAAATCCTATCTAGTAGCACCTGGGACAAGTGTTTTACTGATGGATTCAGAGAGCGAAAAGTTCTACATAAAATCTACAGACGCTTCTGGTATGCCACAACCATTACGGACGTTTGAATACCATGAAGTAGGCACTCAGATGCCACCTAAGCAGCCTGTTCAGAACATGGACAGTAAATATGTCACCAGACAGGAATACGACGATTTAAAGGGTAAATACGAAGCTATCATAAACCGATTAAATTCTTTTTCTGAACCTGTTAGGGCTAATACCGTGCAGGAATCAGCAGTCAAGGGAGGAAACGCAGATGAGTAATCCATTATTCAATGCCCTCGGTGGTGGGATGCCACAGGGAAACGGGCCAATGCAGATGATGCAGCAGTTTATGCAGTTTAAACAGAATTTTAAGGGAGACCCGAAAGCAGAAGTTGAGAAAATGTTGCAGTCTGGAAAGATTTCTCAGCAGCAGCTTAATCAGGTTCAGCAGATGGCAGGACAGTTTCAACACATGTTGAAAGGAATGAAATAGTACATTACAATCTGGCCAGATTGATGTAAATACACAAAAAGGAGATTATATTATGGATGGAAATTATAGCTTAGCAGATATTGCCGCTGCTACTGGAAACGGTAGAAATAATGACGGCATGTTTGGCGGAGATGGTAGCTGGTGGATTATTGTTTTATTCATTTTTGCTTTCTTTGGATGGGGAAACAACGGCTGGGGTAATAACGGCAATGGCGGTGGATATGCAGCCACAGCAGCTACTCAGGCAGACATTCAGAGAGGATTTGACAATTCCGCAGTAATCAGCAAACTTGACGGAATCAATAGTGGCCTGTGTGATGGATTCTATGCCATGAATAACGGTATGCTTACCGGTTTTAACGGAATCAATACAAACATCATGCAGACCGGCTTTGGAATCCAGCAGGCAATCAATGCTGATACTGTAGCAAACATGCAGAATACAAATGCTTTACAGGCTCAGCTTGCGAACTGTTGCTGCGAGACCCGGGAAGCTATCCAGGGCGTGAACTACAATATGGCACAGAACACCTGTGCATTGCAGAACACCATGAACAGTAACACAAGAGACATCATTGATAACCAGAATGCAAATGCGAGAGCCGTTTTAGATTATCTTTGCAATGAAAAGATTTCTAGTCTGCAGGCTGAGAATAATGATCTCAGACGTGCTGCATCTCAGGATCGCCAGAGCGCACTTCTCACAACTGCAATGGCTTCTCAGACACAGCAGCTCATTAATGCAATCAATCCAGCACCGATTCCGGCATATCAGGTTCCTAACCCGAACACATATTACGGATGTGGATGCGGATGCAACACCGGATGCAATTGCTGATAACTTCATATCGAGAGTATCTTTCGATTGATTCGAATGTCGGCTTATGCCGTATTACACAGAGGGGCAGGCTGAGACCTGTCCTTTTGTGATATGAAAGGAGTATTTTTATGGCAGAATTTACAAATGTAGCTGCTCAGACTGTAGCAGCAAATGGAAACGTAGTATTTTCAAACACAGCAGTCAAAGGTTCTAACTGTATTCAACACAGAGAGGGAAGCGGAATTATAACTTTAAGAGGACTGACTAATCAGTGCAAAGCGAGATTCTTTGTGGATTTTTCTGGTAATATCGCAATTCCAACAGGCGGTACTGTCGGAGCTATTTCTCTGGCAATTGCAATCTCTGGTGAGCCGGTTCTTTCTTCCCAGATGATTTCCACACCGGCAGCAGTAAATCAGTACAATAATGTGTCCTCTGGCATCTATATTGATGTGCCTCGCGGATACTGCGTTAATATCGCGGTAGAAAACACAAGCGATCAGGCTATTTCTGTTGCGAACGCGAACATTGTTGTGACCAGAGAAGCGTAGGAGGTGTGATTATGAGAGATATTAAAGACTTATGCGCAAGAATCGAAGACGAGCTGTCCAAAATTGCTGATAATGGGCTGACCACTGGAAATCTGGAAATGACATACAAACTGATTGATATGTACAAAGACATAAAGAACACTCAGTACTGGGACAAAAAGGTGGAGTATTACAACACTGTCCTTGATGAGATGCGTGGTGGATACAATGACGATTACAGCGAGCGCGGAAGAAAGCGCGACAGCATGGGGAGATACAGCTCAAATGACGGCAGAATGATGCCAGATTACGACCGTGGTAACTCTTATGCCAGACGTGGTGAGCATTATGTTAGAGGACATTACAGCCGCTCTGACGGACGAGATGCTTATGACGACTATATGACACAGAAACAGAGCTATCGTTCCGGCAAGTCTGAAGACTGCAAAAGAAAGATGCTCGCCGCATTGGAAGAACATCTGGACGAACTTACAACAGAAATGAGTGATATGTCCAAGGATGCAGAGTGCCGGGAAGAACGTGATCTTGTCAAGAGATACGTAGAAAAACTCCGTGATATGCTCTAAAAACACAAAAGTGGTAGAGAGGTAGTTAAAAGAAATCTGTTATAATGTAATTGTGCAGCAGGAAGCACAAGTAAAACGGTTGTTTTTGACATTTTCGTTTTAATCCTCCTTCCTTTAATTTAGTAGCTGGTACGCACGCTTTAACGGAAAGTTGAACAGGTTCGAATCCTGTCGTGCGTATTTGCCATCTGGCACGCAAGATGGCTCACCTCCTTGATTAAGGTTTTTGTTATTCATACTTTTCTTTTAAAAAAGAAATAAATATCCGAAACAACTCGTGGCAGGCATGACACGTTAAACACCTTGCTAACCCGGGAATCCGGGTTGTGTGGAATGTACGCTAGTGGAAAACTGACAGAGTCGCACTCTGGTCTCCGGTTCGATTCCGGGCGCTCCGCTTTAATCCGCTTAGAGTTAAGCTGTTTGTATACAGGTGGTCTATGTCTCAGGTGGATTTACGCTATAGCGAAAGAAGTGAAATTCACCCCAGTTTCTTTTTAGAGGGTTGGCCGTTATAGGCGGCATGGAATGTAGCTCAGTGGTAGATCGCACTGTAAATGTGAGGTCGCAGGTTCGATTCCTGCCTTTCCGATTACCTTGCCAGTGGTCTAACTGGCTTAATCCATTTACCTGCGGCGGCAGGTCAATAAACACGACCAGGAGGATGTTATGCAGAAACTTATTGACACTTTAAAATCGTTTGGAATTGAAATCCCGGAGGATAAACAGGCAGATGTAAAGAAAGTACTCTCTGAGAATTACAAGAATGCAAAGGAAGTTGCAAAAACTCTGTCAAAAGTCGAGGGAGAACGTGATGACTGGAAAGTACGTGCTGAGACAGCAGAAGAAACCTTAAAAAGTTTTGACGGTATCGACCCGGCAAATATTAAAAGCGAGTTAGAGACTTGGAAACAGAAAGCGGCAGATGCAGAGAAAGAATTCAATGCAAAAATCTACGACCGTGATTTCTCGGATGCTCTGAAAGCGGCACTCGATGACGTTAAGTTTTCCAGCGAAGCGGCAAAGAAATCAGTCATGGCAGACATCAAAGAAGCAGGTCTTAAACTGAAAGACGGTAAAATCCTTGGCCTGAACGATCTGATCGAGCAGATGAAGCAGTCTGACGCATCTGCTTTTGTGGATGAATCTCAGCAGCAGGCTCAGCAGAATCAGGCAAGATTTACCACTCACGTTGGACAGCAGCAGACACCGGGAAGCATGACTAAAAAAGATATCGAAGCGATCAAAGACCCGTCCGAGAGACAGGCTGCAATTGCTCAGAATATCCAGTTATTCCAGTGATTTTTTACACCGACTATACACCAGAGTATAGCCGCTAACCCAATACCTTAACAATTATGGGTAGAAAGGATCTTTATATGGCAGCAAAAGCTAATCTTATTATGAGTAATGATATTCAGGTCACAGCACGTGAGATTGATTTCGTCACCAGATTTGAAAGAAACTGGCAGCACTTACGTGATATCCTGGGTATCATGAGACCTATCAAAAAACAGCCGGGTGCTGTACTCAAGTCCAAATATGCAGAGGGTACTTTGCAGAGTGGAAAAGTGGCAGAGGGTGAGGAAATCCCTTACAGCAAATTCGTTGTAAAAGAAAAACCCTATGCGGAAATGACTATCGAGAAGTACGCAAAGGCTGTATCTATCGAAGCGATTAAGGATCACGGTTACGAGAACGCTGTTCAGATGACCGATGATGAATTCCTTTTCCAGCTTCAGACTGATGTTACCGGCAGATTTTACGACTATCTGAAAACTGGTACGCTTACTTCCACAGAAACAACATTCCAGATGGCTCTGGCAATGGCTAAAGGCCGTGTAGAGAACAAATTCAAACAGATGCACAGAAATGTGACTGGCGTTGTTGGATTTGTGAACATTCTGGACGTATATGAATACCTCGGAGCAGCTGAGATTTCTATTCAGAACCAGTTCGGATTTCAGTATATGAAAGATTTCATGGGATTCAATACTATCTTCCTGTTATCTGACAGTGAGATCCCACGTGGACAGGTTATTGCTACTCCTGTTGAGAACATTGTTCTGTATTATGTAGACCCGAACGAATCTGACTTTGCAAGAGCAGGACTTGTATACACTGTATCTGGCGAGACAAACCTGATCGGATTCCATACACAGGGCAACTACCACACAGCAGTGTCCGAAGCGTTTGCAGTTATGGGACTTACTCTTTTTGCGGAGTACATTGATGCAATTGCAGTAATCACCATTGATGAGACACCAGTGCTTGGTACTCTGACAGTAAATTCCACGGCTGGAACAGCAACCGGAAAAACAAAAATTACCGTAAAACCAGATAAAGAAAATGTCAACAACGTATATAAATACAAAGTTACATCAAACGCAGTAACTGTTGAGTATGGACAGAACCTCAGGAACTGGACTACATGGGGCGGAGAAGGTGAAATTGGGGCAGCAACCGGACAGAAGATCACAGTGGTTGAGTGTGATGGAACATACAAGGCACTGAATGCCGGAAGTGCGAGCGTAACAGCAAAATAATAAACGCGGGAGGTAACTGGCATGGCTTATGCAGATTATGAATTTTATAAAACTTCATATTTTGGTTCAGTCGTGCCAGGGACTGACTTCCCACGACTGGCAGAAAGAGCCAGTGATTTTGTGGATACAATAACGTTTGACAGGCTTGTGGACGGACTGCCAACGAACGAACGTTCTCAGAAGCGTATTAAAAAGGCGGTCTGTTCATTGGCTGAATTAATGTATCAGATTGAACTTGCTGAGAAGAATGCTATTAATCAGGCGTCAGCAAGTGCAACCGACATAAATGTCGGGAACATCTCAACAGGCATTGTAACATCTGTATCTTCTGGCAGTGAATCCATTTCTTACGCCACACCTCAGCAGATCGGGGCAAGTGCAAAAGAGTGGAGTGCAGTGTATGCCGCCGCCGGAGATGTACAGAAAACGAATGATTTACTCTTAAAGACAGCTTTACCGCTTCTGATGGGAGTAAGGACGGATGATGGAATACCAATTTTATATGCGGGGGTGTGATTATATGGACATTTCAACATTAGGCTCATGCATAGCAATCGTTATGATTTGCTACATCGTAGGAATGGGCTGCAAAGCATCAAGAAGAATCTCTGATGAATGGATTCCAGTAATCATGGCGGTTATTGGCGGAATTCTTGGAGCTGTCGGAATGGGAGTTATCCCGGATTTCCCGGCAACGGACTATATAACGGCAGTTGCGGTTGGTATGTTTAACGGATTGTCAGCAACCGGAGTAAATCAGGTTATTAAGCAGACAGTACAGAAAGAATGATTAAGGAGAGAGTATCATGTATAGCAAAACTGTGACGATTTTTGATTATTATGAATCAGCCACGACAGGAGATGCGTACTGGTATCCTCATGTTTTATCTGGCGTTGACCTGATTACGGACAAAGGAGCAATCCTTAAAAAGTACGGGCCAGACGCAACTGACAACGCACAGTTACACATCCGATATACCGTCCAGAACGGCGATATAACCATTACTGACAAAGACGGCAAGATTCTTCCATGGGTGCCGCCTAAAGAGTGGAAAAGGCAGATTAACAACGCTCTGGAGGACACTATTACATTCTCGGATGAATCATTCTTCTGGGAGGGTGAGTGGACTGGCGGAACGGTAATTGACAGTGATTACCGAAACGGATTCTACCAGTACATGAATGAGAACAAGGACAACGTGTTTAAGATTACCAGTGTAGGCGGTCCGTATACGCTGATTCCACACTTTGAGATTCTGGGTAAGTAATATGAGTAAAATTCATCATTTCAAAGGATTCTCCGTAGTCGATGGAGATATGAAAATCAAACTAAATATGGACAGGTTCTCCAGACAGTATCAAGAAGCCCAGTATCTCCTTGATGGGATGGTTATGGACAGTATGGTACCGTTTATGCCGATGATTTCAGGAGATTTCATTAACGAGACAAGGGCAAAAAGTTCATCTATGCAAGGCACAGGATTTGTTTGTGCGGCGGCGGCACCTTACGGTAGATTCCTCTATATGGGAAAAACGATGGTGGATGAACTGACTGGAAGTCCTTATGCTCGACAGTACGCAAAGAAAGTTCTTGTTAGTCAGTTTTCTGGTCAGACAGCTGCAAAGGAAAATCTTGAATACACCAAACAAGCTCACCCACAGGCGCAGGCAAAGTGGTTTGATGCTGCTAAACGACAATACGGTAGCACATGGATTCGTAAAGTAAAAGCACAGGCAGGAGGTGGCAGACATGGCGGATAAACCTATCGGAAAAGATGCAACTGGATATGAGATTCTGACAGATGCCATGAAAGCACTTTTGAACCAGTATCCAGGGCTATACGAAAATGAAACAATCAAATTTGAGGAACTCGGTAAAGAATCCGGAATCGCTTTCTCAGCAGACAACGGAGCTTTAGTCTATTCGGAAAAAGAAGATGTATGTGGAGTAATGCATCAGGTATGCCAGTACCCATTTTATGTAGTGTACCGAACAGCATCCGACAAAGAACGGCAGAAGTTATCTGTTCAGAAGTTTCTGGACAATCTCGGTAAATGGATATGTCGAGAACCAGTTATTATAAATGGCTCTGAGACACACTTAAATGCGTTTCCTAAGCTTTCGCAAGGAAGAGTAATAAAACGTATCACTCGTGACAACTCTTATGGTTTAGAACCACAGGAGAGCGGTGTGCAGGATTGGCTATTGCCATTATCAGTACGCTACGAAAATAATTACGAAGTAATATAACAAGTAACAACCGGCTATCAATCGGAGATAGTCGCTAACCTACACAGCCTTTAAAAGTTATAGGCAGAAAGGACATTTCTATGCCAGTTACAGGAAAAATTGATCGTAAATATATGGCTCATTACATTGATTCTGGTTCTCTTTGTGGAGGACTGACACCAAAATATGAGCGTCTCGGAAAAGATCTGGAAGAGTACAATATCGACCTCAATCCAGATACTGAAACATCTAAAAACATTCTCGGAGAATCCACATTTAAGCACAATGGCTACGAAGCTTCTTCTGATGCTGATCCATTCTATGCAGATGTCACATCAGACCTGTTCGAAAAGCTTCAGCAGATCGTTGATGAACGTCTTAAAGACGATAATTTGAAAACAAGTGCAGTTGAAGTACATCTCTGGAAAGAAGCAACAGCCGGTAAATACGAAGCATACAAGCAGGATTGTCATGTTGTGCCGACTTCCTACGGCGGTGATACATCCGGCTATCAGATTCCGTTCACAGTTAATTACGTTGGAGAGCGCGTCAAAGGTAAATTTGACATTACTTCCGGCTCATTTACAGCTGACAGCGAATAATCTTTAGGAGGGCGTAGAAAATGGCAAAGACAATTAACACAAATATTGATGATGGAATTCTTAATTTCACATTCACGAATAACGAAGACGAAGTTTTTTCTTCTTTCAAGCTTAATCCAACCGATATCAATGTCGTAGCACGTGCGGAAGAAGTAATAGAATACTTTAAACAGTTCGAAGATTCTATTCAGAAAGCCACATCAGGTAAAGAAATGGCGGAGCTGAACAAACAGATCGAAGACAAAATCAACTATCTACTCGGATATGAAGCGTCCAGAGACCTGTTCAAAGAGCCAATCACAGCAACTACTGTATTTGGAAATGGTCAGATTTTCGCTTACATTGTTCTGGATAAGATTGCAGAAACAATTGCACCGGTAATTGAAAAGAGAAAGAAGAAAATGCAGGCAGCAGCTAATAAGTACACGGAGAAGTATATAAAATGACCGCCTATGAGTTACCCACCTCACTAAAAATCGGTGAGGTGGATTTTTCTATCAGAACAGATTTTCGCGCGATTATTGACATTCTAATTGCCATGAACGACCCGGAATTAGACGAGCAGGCAAAAGCAGTTGTTATGTTGCAGATTCTGTTCGAGGATTGGCAGAGTATACCGCCGGAACACTTATCTGAAGCTTGTCAGAAAGCTTGTGAGTTTATTGATTGTGGTCAAGTTGACGATAGTCCGAATAAGCCTAAACCACGTTTGATGGACTGGGAACAGGATGGAGACATGATTGTTCCAGCAGTAAACAAGGTTGCTGGTAAAGAAATCAGAGCAGTGCCATACATGCACTGGTGGACGTTTTTCGGATACTTTATGGAATCCGGTGAATGCTTATTTAATACGGTCGTTGGAATCCGTTCAAAAAAAGCAAAGGGTGAAAAGCTCGATAAATGGGAAAAGAAATTCTATCAGGAGAATAAGAACATTATTGATATAAAAACACGTCTCAGCGATGAGGAGCAAGCTTATAAAGATAAGCTGAATGAGATGTTGAACCTCAAATAGTTAGGAGGTGGACACATGGCTGCTGATGGCTCAGTCATTATTGATACCAGAATGGACACATCAGGCGTGCAAAACGGCGTATCAGCAATCAGACAGTCTTTTAACGGACTTGGCAGCGTAGTAAAAAAAATAGGCGTATTGATTGGCGGAGCATTTGCAATTGGGAAACTGGCCCAGTTTGGGAAAGAGTGCGTAGAACTTGGTTCTAATCTGTCAGAAGTGCAGAACGTGGTCGATGTCACATTTACCACCATGTCGGATAAGGTTAATGAATTCGCAAAGAACGCTATGACCTCAGCCGGGCTGTCAGAGACGATGGCAAAACAATATGTTGGTACGTTCGGAGCAATGTCTAAGTCGTTCGGATTCTCAGAGCAGCAGGCTTACGATATGTCAACGGCTCTGACACAGCTAACTGGTGATGTGGCATCATTTTATAACATCAGTCAAGACTTGGCTTATATTAAGCTGAAATCAGTGTTTACGGGAGAAACGGAAACACTCAAGGACCTCGGCGTGGTAATGACCCAGTCAGCACTAGACCAGTACGCACTGGCAAACGGCTATGGAAAAACCACATCCGCCATGACCGAGCAGGAGAAAGTAGCTCTGCGTCTGGCTTTTGTGCAGAAACAGTTGTCTGCTGCATCTGGTGACTTTATTCGTACTTCTGACAGCTGGGCGAACCAGGTGCGAGTGATGCAGTTACAGCTGCAATCTCTCAAAGCAACAGTCGGACAGGGATTAATCAACCTCTTTACTCCTGTTCTGAAAGTTATCAATATCTTACTCGGTAAGTTAGCAACTCTGGCAAATGCCTTCAAGTCATTTACGGAGTTAATCACCGGAAAGAAGTCTTCTGGACAAACAGGCGCGAGTGGCGCAGGCCTTGCCGGAACGGATGCAATAGCCGACACAGCCGATCAATACGGAGAAGCTGCCGATAATGCTGAAAAGCTGGCAGGCGCAACAAATGACACAGCGGATACAACTAAGAAAGCCACTAAGGCAGCAAAGGGATATCTTAGTCCTTTAGATGAAATAAATAATTATTCAACGGACAAAAGTACGGATTCATCTTCAAAAGCACCGAGCGCAACTGGCGGCCTTTTAGATCAAATGAAAGATGTTGTGCAAAATGTTGATTACGGAAAGTTGGCAGAGGGCGAGACAGTTCTTGATAAAATGTCAAAACCGCTAAAAAAGATAATCGACAGATTTAAACAGCTGGCTAAGTTAATTGCAAAAGGATTCTGGGATGGATTAGGAGATTACGAGCCGATTTTTGACGGAATAAAAAAGGATCTTGATTCCATATGGAAATCTTTAAAGGATATCTTCACTGATCCAGAAGTTGTTAAGGCGGCAAATAAGTTCTTAGATTCATTTGCATATGCAATTGGACAAGTTGCTGGCTCATTTGCCAGAATCGGATTGACAATTGCGCAAAACATTATAGGCGGAATTGAAAAATTTTTAAAGCAGAACACGCAAAGAATAAAGAACTATCTGATAGATATGTTCAACATCGGTGCTGAAATTTCACAAATCGCAGGAAATCTTGCAGTTGCTTTCGCAGATGTTTTCTCAGTTTTTGGTGGAGAAACCGCGCAGCAGATCACAGCAGATTTAATTGGGATTTTTGCTGAAATTGGAATGACCGTCACAGAAACGGCTGCAAAACTTGGCAGAGATATCCTTAACATGATTGCACAGCCTTTTATCGACAACAAGGACATTTTAAAGTCAGCAATCGAGGGTAGCCTCGGAGTAATAGAAACCGTAACAAGTGGGGTCTTAACAGTTGTTCAAAACCTTAGTGACGCAGTATCAAGATTATACGATGAACATGTAAAACCGTTCTTTGATTCTATAGCAGACGGACTATCAAGTATACTTGAAACTCTAATAACTGGATATAACACATACATTCTTCCAGTGCTACAAGGACTGGCGGAACAAATCAAAGGGCTGTTAGAGGGACCGTTGGGGGATGCTATCCTAAAAATAGAAGCATTTCTCGGTAAGCTCATTGATTCTCTGAAGCTTCTGTGGGAATCGGTATTAGTACCTTTAATCAACTGGATAATTGCGAATTTGCTTCCGGTTGTGGCAAAGATAATTGACGTTGTAGGAACCACAGCAATAAAAGTTATAAAATCATTGATTAAAATAATTGGTGATGTAGCAGATACACTGAGCGGAATTATTGACTTTCTTGTGGGAGTTTTTACAGGAGATTGGGAGCTTGCTTGGCAGGGAATAAAAGAGATTGCGGATGGAGCATGGAGTCTTATTAAGGATATTGTAACTGGCACATGGGACGCAATTAAAGCCGTAACAAAAGGCGCGTTGAGCATAATTAAGAGCATTATCAATGTTACTTGGAATGCGATTAAAGCAGTAACATCAACGGTTTGGAATGCGATTAAAAAGACCCTTTTTAGCATTTTAAATTCTATTAAATCTACAGTCGGCACAGTAGTTAATGCAATCAGGGCTAAGGTTACACATACATGGAAGAGCACGTGGAGTGAGGCAACTCAAACATTGAAGAATGCCGCCACGTTTATATTTGCCAAAGTAGGAGCAATAAAAAATACTATCACTAATAAGTTTAATGCTGCCAGAGATGCAGTCAAATCTGCATTTGAAGGCATTGTGAATTTTATTAAAAGGCCGATTAATCAGGCAATCAGCATTGTTAATAATGCAGTTGGGATGATTAATAATGCAATTGGCGGAATTGAATCTGCATTTTCCTTTGGACCCTGGACTGTTCCAACACCGTTTGGCTCAAAGACTATCGGATTTCATGCAACATTTCCGCGTATCGGAACTATCCCGTATCTGGCCAGTGGTGCAGTTATTCCACCAAGGTCAGAATTCCTTGCGGTATTAGGAGATCAAAAGAAAGGAAATAACCTGGAAGCACCGGAAAGCTTATTACGGCAGATCGTCCGGGAAGAGTCAGGAAAAGGGCAGGGAGATGGAAATACCTACAATGTTACAGTTAATGCATCTGGCAGAAAACTGTTAGATATTATTATCAGTGAAGCTGAAATGAGAAGAAACCGGAACGGGAAGAACCCATTTGAGTTAGCATAAGGAGAAGAATATGGCGCAGGAACAGTTTAAAATAGACAATGTTGTTATAAGAGCACCGGACAGTTATAAGCCGGTGTTCGCAACCACTTCTACGGAAGACTCTAAAAGAAGTCAGGATTTGATTATGCATAATACACCAATGGGGACAATTGGCGGGTATGACATGCAATGGGGTGAACTTACGTGGGCTGAAATAGCAACCATACTAAATACTGTACTTAACAAAAGTCAATTCACATTCCACCACAAAGACCCAACTATTCCGGGAAGATGGGTAGACAGAACATTCTACGCATCAAATTTCAACATGGCTGCGCAAACTCTGAAAGATGGGGAAGAAAAGTGGACGGATTTGTCTATTAATGTAAGGAGGATTGAGCCGATTTGATAAATGTATCTACTCAGTTAAAAAAAGAATCTCTTATAAACAGAAATTATTACGTGACAGCAAATGTTACATTGTCAAATGGTACAACTCTTAAATTAGGCAAAAAAGACTTTTACTTGTCTGGAAATAGTCTCGTAGATTCAGCAGATTCTGGGGACTTCCCAGTGGGCGTGGCAATCGAAAAAACGGCAAGCTTATCATTAGTAAATGATGACGGGCACTTTGACGGATATAATTTTAATGCCGCAAGGTTTGTTATCTTTCTCAATGTGCAGTTATCCGACAGGATAGAAACTATAAAGAGAGGTACTTATATTGTATCGAAAAAGCCTGCAACAGCGAGTGAAATAAGTCTTTCTCTCTTAGATAAAATGCACAACGCCGATAAGACATATGATTCTAACCTGTCTTTTCCTTGTACAGTCAAAGAGCTGCTCTCAGAATGCTGTCAGCAATGTGGAATCACTCTTGGAGATGCAATGTTTCCAAATGCGGACTTTCAGATTCAGAAAGCGCCATCTAATGCGACATACCGTACAGTAATCGGAATGTGTGCCGGGATAGCTGGTGGAAATGCAAGAATCGACGAAAATGACTTACTTAGGATTATTACGTTTGATAAGACATTTACCAATACGACTATTTACGATGGTGGAGCAGTAAAAAATTGGACAGGTGGCGATAATCTGGATGGCGGCACGCTTAAACCGTGGACGACAGGGACTGTAATTGATGGTGGTACGTTAAGTAATAATGATTATCACGCGTTATTTTCAATCCAGAATCTACAATATGACGTAGACGATGTTATTGTAACAGGCGTCAAATATGTAGAAGATGAAACCGAATATATGTCGGGTCAGGACGGCTATGTAATTACTATTGATAACCAGCTGCTGTCAGGAAATGCGCAGGCAGGCGTTGAAGCTATTGGAAAACAATTAATCGGTTTGCGAATGCGTCCTTTTTCATGTGATGGAATTGCCAACGGATACGCCACTTTCGGCGATTCAGTCGAATTTATCGACACTAAAAATCGTGTTTTTAGATCATTTGCAACTAATGTAGAATTTGTGTTCGGTGGCTCAACAACATGGAGCTGTAGTGCAAAGAGTGCCGAAGAAGATGTAAGTGAGTTTATTGGTGGTCAGCAAGCAGCGGTAGAGCAGTCAAAAAAAGATATAGAGAAGAAACTATCTGCCTATGACGTAAAGCTCAAACAAATGAACGAGCTTGCAGCGAACACGCTGGGTTTCTTCTATACAGAGGAAGTACAAGAAGATGGTTCCGTAATTACGTACCGGCATGATAAGTCTACACTTGCTGATTCTAAAGTAATCTATAAGACAAGTGCCGATGGATTCTTCTTGTCAGTGGACGGAGGCCAGACTTGGAAAGCGGGCTTTGACAGTAATGGGGATGCTGTCCTGAATATTCTTTACGCCATTGGCATTCAATCAGAGTGGATTAATACAAGAGGTTTCACAGCGAAAGACAATAACGGGAATACGACATTAAGAATAGATGCTGACACGGGTGCTGTTACGTTAGAAGTTGAAAGCTTTACCCTGAAAAGCAGAACTATTGAACAAATTGCCAAGGATGTTGTGGATGAGACAGTTCAAAGCAATGTGACTATCCCGAACTATTATGGCACGTATACACCAACATTGCAGAACTATCCGGCATCTGAGTGGAAAAGTGAAGAATATAAAAAGCATGACGGCTCGATTTTCATGAACTTCTCTACAAGCCAGGTATATATGTTTTCTGGGACTGATGGCGCTTGGCGGGAACTGGATGCTGAAAAAATTGTCAATTTTGAAAGAGTTTTTAACGCTTTAACGGATAGCGGTAAGCAAGAGGGAATTTATATGCAGAACGGACATCTGTATATAAATGCTTCCTATATTAAGTCTGGCCAGATTTCAGCCGATTTGATTAGCTTGAAAAACATTAATGTTACAAACAGTTCTGGAATATCAACATTTGCGATTGATAACTACGGAAATGTTACGCTCAGACCTAACACATTCGCGTTAACAAACGGTGATACAATATATAGCGTTGCTGAAGATAAAGCTTCGACAGCACTATCTAATGCAAATCGCTATACAGACAAGGCACTTAGTGATCTCGACATAGGAAAAATGTCTAAACAAGAGATTATTGATGTGCTAAGCGATAACAGTAGTAATAAAGGTCTGTATCTATCAAATGGCAATGTGTACATGAATGCCGATTATATTAACACAGGCGAATTAGCAGGATGGAAAGTTGGAATTAAAAAGCTTTCAGCAAGTGGCACGTATGGAGAAGTAATACTAGATGCTTCAACTGGAGAGATCTATTCAGAGACGAATACAGGAGTATATGTGCCGGGGTACGGGACGTTGTATGGAACGCGAATCAGAGGAATCAATCTTTATACAGGAACCGTACACGCAAGCTCAGCCTCGTTTAATACTAGCGTTTCGGCGAGCAGCGTTTCAGCGAGCAGTGTTTCAGCATCAGGAAAAGTTAAAGCAGGCACACACGTAGAAGCCAGTGGTCATTTCTATAGCATCGGAACGGGAACGGACCTTGCAGATGCTTCTATCAGAGGGAAGTTGAAAGTAAGCGGGACAAAATCAAGATCAGTTTCGACGGTAGACTATGATGAGCAACTCTTTTACTGCTATGAAATGTCAACCCCATTCTTTGGAGATATCGGTGAATCTGTAATATCGGATGACGGGACTTGTATGATTGACATAGATGATATCTTTCAGGAATCTGCGAATGTCGGCATTAAATATTATGTGTTCTTGCAAAGAGAAGGAGAGGGCGACTGCTGGATAGCTGAGAAAGAGCAGAATTATTTTGTTGTAAAAGGAACTCCGGGACTTAAATTTTCGTTCGAAATCAAAGCAAGACAAGCTGAATATGAGCATATGCGATTTACTGACCCGGGAGATACGGCTTATACAGACGCAAGAGATATAGAAATCTCGGAACCAGATTATGAATCAGAAGAAACAGAGGTCTCGGAACCAGATTATGAATCAGAACTTACTAACGACAGATTAAGCATTATCAATCAGATGGAGGTAATATCATGAAGAAGATTTTAACAAGTTTTATGAATCTTAGCACTGGAGAAGGAAGTCGAATTGCTTATACCTATTCAGAAGTAGACGAAAGCACAGGAAGTATCATCAGTCAGAACAATAAAGGCAATTTTCTCGTGATGGATGACAGCGTGCAGAAAAATCTTGATTCTGTAAAGAATTACATAAGGAATAATTTCCTTTTATAAGGAGGTAAGTCTAATATGGCCGATACATATACAATACAATTCCGGCGCGGTATGTACGCCGATTTTGATACGTCGAAAATTCGCCCCGGAGAGCCTGTTGCGATTCTTGGCAATGACCCGTCCGTTCCATCTGGCAAAGCCTTATACATTGCATTTGCGGCTAATGATGTAAGACGATTGTGTTCCATTGAGGATATTTCAGAGATGGTCAATGCCGGAGAATTTGTTGGCCCGCAGGGTCCAAAAGGCGAAAAAGGAGATAAAGGAGAGAAAGGCGCAGAGGGTCCTGCTGGCCCGCAGGGTCCCAAAGGTGAAAAAGGAGATAAGGGCGATCCGGGAGAAAGGGGCGCGGATGGCACCGTAGCATTTGAATCGCTAACACCTGAGCAGAAAGAATCACTAAGAGGTATCTCTGTCACAGCGGTCAGTATCGACGTAGATGGAAATTTGACAATAACATTTTCAGATGGTGATAGCGAAAATGTTGGGAATGTTATAGGGCCTCAAGGAGTGCCGGGTCCAAAAGGTGATAAAGGAGATGTTGGCCCAGTTGGTCCGCAAGGTCCACAAGGAGAAAAGGGCGAACAAGGAAATGACGGAACATCTCTCAATATTCTTGGTACAAAAGAATCTGAGGCAGACCTCCCCTTGAGCGCAGAGAAGAACGACGCGTATTTAATAAATGGAGAAATGTGGGTTTTTGACGGCACAAATTGGAACAATGCCGGCAAGATTCAAGGGCCACAAGGACCGCAGGGACCAATTGGTCCACAAGGCCCAAAGGGTGACCCGGGACCGCAAGGCGTAAAAGGAGACCCTGGAAAAAAAGGAGAGCAGGGGGCACAAGGTCTAAAAGGCGATACCGGGCCGCAAGGCGAGCAAGGCCCAGTTGGTCCAAAAGGCGAGCAAGGAGATACTGGTGCGCGAGGAATCACATTCACTCCTGTTGTAGACAGCAAAGGGAATATAAGTTGGAGTAATGACGGAGGGCTTAAAAACCCCCAGACAGTAAATATTACCGGGCCACAAGGCGATACGGGCGCAAAAGGAGATACTGGGCCGCGAGGAGAAAAGGGAGAGGCTGGGGATGCCGGGCCTAAAGGAGACAAGGGCACTACATTCGTCCCAAGTGTGGACACCGATGGAAATATAAGCTGGAGCAACACAGATGGAATCACCAATCCCGAAACAGTCAACATAAAAGGGCCAAAAGGAGACAGGGGAAGTGATGCGACTGTCCCGATTGCTACAACTGAAACTCTTGGCAAGGTTAAGCCCGACGGTAAGACAACATTCATAGACGAAGACGGAACACTCCACGCAAAAGGCGGAGGCGTGACCGTTACCCCTAAACCCGTAAACAACCCAACAATTAAAAATGCAAACACATCTGTCACAATTAAATGGCAAGACCCTGAAAACACGGTAATCAGTGGCTCAACATTTTCTACATGGGCTGGCACAAAACTTGTAATGAAAGAAACGGGCTATCCTGCAAATCCAGATGACGGAACGCTTGTGGTTGATAATACGGTTCGAGATAAATACAAAACCACAGGCTATACAGTCACAGGGTTAACAAGCGACAAACAATATTACTTCGTGCTGTTCCCATACAACACTGATGGCGTATACAACTACGATACAGGAAACAGACTTCTCGGTGAACCAGGGGAATTGAAGATTGTCACATTCGCTGACGGAACGGATGCTGAAATAGCAAGGATGATTAAAGCGCACTACGCAGGTAAAATCAATATTGGCGAATATTGGGCGGTTGGCGACAAGAGAACCATCCATCACAATGCTATGGATGCAACAGGCGTGAGTGAGTCACACAAAGCAAATGATTATGCTTATGTGATCATCGGAATTGAACATGACGACTTGGTAACTGCTATCAATGGCAAGGCCAAAGCCGCTATTACAATTCAGACGGAACGCCTGCTGTATTTAGACACTACGACAGAATATAACAATTCTCTCAATGCATCTCATGAATGTGGTTATATGAATAGCTCAGATATGAATAGCGGCGGTTGGGAAGGTTGTGAAAGACGTACATGGTGTAATAATGTGTACAAGAAATGTTTACCTGCTTATGTCCAAAGCATGATGAAACAGGTTAAAAAGCTGACATCTGTGGGAGGTCAGAGTAGTACAATCAAGACTTCAAACGATTATGCGTTCTTACTATCTGAAATCGAAATTTTTGGTAACATTCCATATTCTTTTGGAGGTGAAGGAACACAGTATCAATACTTTAAGAATGCGACCGCAAACAGGTATAAAAGCCCACGAGCTAGCAATTATTATGCGTCTGGGATTTGGTGGGAGCGTTCGCCTTGCCGCAGTGCCAATGAGTCCTTCTGTGTTGTGAATGAGGCAGGGAATACGAACATCGCCGATGCCAGTCAAGAAAGGAGCCTCGCCCCTTGCTTATGTTTCTAAAATCCTAGTAAATTAATGAATTATTTATAGCTGAATGGCTAAGAACAGGAGGTGCATATGGATAAAAAGGAAATTGCAAATATTTATAAAGCAATCAATCGGGTTTCAAACAGGCTGAATGAGATGTCTGAAAAGCTTGACTCGGTGATGCAGATGCTTAATGCGGAATCTAATCGTAAAATTCTAATTAATGGTGATGGTATTGACAGTCTGGCTGAACTTGTATCAACGCATGATTCGGCACTTGATGAACTGGCTACTTTAGTTGCAGGCATTGGAGGTGGAAACAATGGTTAAATTTTTCGAAGAACGAGTAATCAATGGGCTGAAAAAATGGACAGATGTTCCTGAGCTGTGGAATGCAAAGGTGATTGAAAAGTTGAAAAAAGATTATCAAGGCAGAGTGGAAGAAAGCCCACTACAACGAAGCCTATACAAGAGCATAC